AAGCATGGTTCCTCGTAGCGACTTTATAACCTTGTTGCATTGCCATGATGCAAATATTGGCAACCTTTTCCTGATCTTCTTTTGTAGCGCCTACAGGCATAATCCAAATATCAGGGACAGGTATTTCGGCGTGTAAACAATATTCAATAATTTCATCTTTATAGTGAGCGATCTCACGCCAACTAGCAGTGCTGCCATTACACACAAACTTTATGCAAGATGTGCCTTTAACACCGTCAACATATGACATAAAATTACCAACATCAACTGCATCTTTTTCACCTGAAGTATGCAAAATTTTTGGACTGATAGCCCAATGCCAACGTATACCCATTTCAGACAAATATGTATTAATATAGTTTTGAAGATCAGGATTCAAAGGCTTTGTACCGTTTGTTTCTACTGTGATAATTTTAGGGACATTACCTCGATGAAGAAACTCGCCTACTATTGCTTTCATGTGTCGTTGGCGTAACATGGGTTCACCACCAGTAAAAGCCAACATATTTTCTTGCCCAGTAAAAGGATTAATAAAACTACCATAGGGGAGTTTAGACTCTAGTTCATCACAAATACCTTCAACCGTTGTGTCTTTAGCTAGGTGTTTATATTTCATTGACCATGAATAAGAACTATCACAACCATACTCCCATACGGGAAGTTCTTCGACTGTTCGTATTCTATTGGGATCAAATTCTTTGTATGGAAGTTTATGACTTTCTGGCAATGCAGGATTTTTTTGTCCGAAACCATTACACTCTAGGTTACATCCGAAAAAACGTAACCAAACAGTAGGAGTTCCGGCTAGTTCTGCCTCGCCCTGGAAAGAATAGAATGTTTCAGAGTATCTGATTTTCATAATGTATATTATATAGCACTAAAAGCTATATGTCAAGAATTATTTTCTTCGTCAAAATATAACGGGCGGCGCTTGTTTTTGGCAGAATCTGGTATGATACTATCCAATTGGGCTTTTTCTTTCATATTGGTGTCTACTTGATCTCTTACCCAAGAGAGATATTCATAATTGTGTCCATCACCTTCAATTTCATCCAACAACTGCTGAAGGTCAATGTTTTGGAAGTAGTTTAATTTTGTCTCAGTTTGTCTTGCTTCTTTCTTTATACGCCTAACAAAAGAATAGTAAGTTATTTGTGTAAAGTATGCAAAAGGATTGTCAGACTTTTCAGGATTGAAACGGTCAGCATATCTCAAACAGTTTTCAATGCCGTCAAGTATCATTTCGTCTCGGAAAGTATAGTTTACAAAATTAGATTTGTAAGCCAAATGATTTGAAATTTTAACAAAACACTCACCTAAATAATTTGTACACTGAGGTGTCGGCTTATCGTTCGCAACAGCTTCGTCCCACTCAGCTTTCCACTCCTTAATAGCTGCGTAGAACTTTTTATTATCTACATAGTGTGCGTTTTTTGTTTTTTTCATGTTCAACTCCATAATATAATAATACGATCTTTATAATACTTTGTCAAGTAAAAAAAATGCTTGACAAAAATTCGTTCGGTTGCTATAATATCCTTGTTAGGATTAAAGGGATATTCTAATGTAGCTTCCCATCATCAGGCTTCTTCACTGACATATTCTCTATCAGATTATCTACTTGTTCTTTAAGCCTGGTTCTATCCTCAACTGACATATTCGATATTTCATCATCTATTTCTTCTACATTTTCATTTTGTAAAAACTCACCAGAGAATTCTTTAGTAGAAAAGTAAACACTATTTACCATATCTTCATACGATGAAGCTAGTCTTTCTGCCAATGTAGATGAAGTTAAAATATGCAATTGATCTATAGAAACATCTGTTTCTTCACTCATTACTAGATAAGGCTTCAACACCATGTGTTCACCTACTATTCTGCCTTCTTCATTTGCAATTGAATTGGCTGTGACTTCTAAAGGGTAGTGTATAATAGCACACTCAGTTGACCACTCAACGTCTCCAACAAGAGTCAGTCCGTTGACTAAGTTTAAAATTTGATAACTATTCGACATTTATAGGTACTCTTACTAATTTGTAATTGAAATTTTCTTCATTGTATATTTTTATACGTTCAACCATGTGAGTCAGCGTATAATTTTTCTTAGACTTCCACTGTAAATCATCACCTATATCAAACAGATTGCAAGAGACTTTGTTATCTCCTTTACGCAATCCTCTACCAATACTTTGTAAGTTTCGGATTCTGCTTTTACTAGGTGAAGCAAAAACAATATTATGTAAGTTTCTAATATTTATGCCTGTTGAAAACGTCCCATATGAAGCTATGATTATAGCATCCTCTTCTTTTTCTGTAATAGAACGTATTTGTTCTCGTGTTTCAGTATCAGTGCCACCAAACACAAAGAAAACTTTTCTGTCAGGACACTTTTTTGTAATCATGTCGTGTAACACTTTACCATGTTTTTCTACAAACTGAAACAAAACTAACGTGTTGCCTTTTTGTGTTGTAGATAAATTGCGTATGACAAGATTGCGTTTGTGATTTAATACTAACCAATCCATTTCTTCCTGATATGACATACCCTTGACAGTTTTTCTGTCAACCTCAGAGTAATCAAGCACCATTGCTATAATTTTTAAGTCAGCAACTTGTTTTGACTCCATCAATTTTTTAGTCGTAATGACTTTTTTGACTTGACCAAATATACCCTCAAGAACTAATTTGTGTGTTTTAGATCCGTCAAGTGTTCCTGTTGTGCCAATACGATACTTAGCATTGACACATTTATCTAATATTGTAGTAAGTGATTTGGCTTTAAATAAGTGTGCTTCGTCTCCGTAGATAACATCAAACTTATCAAACCAGGACTTTGGAAATTTATAGATAGACTGCCAAGTAGATATAGTTACAGGATATTCGTTTGACTTTTCTTTGCCGCCATATATTCTGTGACAGTTCTCGGACACAGCCCAATCGTTTGCGGTGGCGTAGTCTTGGAAATCACCGTACATTTGTTCAACAAGTGAGGTTGTAGGGACAATAATAAGTTGCTTTCTATTGAGGTGCTGATGATAACGAATAAGATTATAGATGATAAGCGACTTACCCGATGCTGTAGGAGATAACAACAATGCTCTACCAGTGTTGATAGCGTGCTTGACAGCTTCAACTTGATAGTCTCGTATTTCAATGTCTTTCTCTCCACTTTGTAAATTTAATTTTTCAGCAAAATTTTCAACATATTTTGTAGACACAGGATCACCTATGTTTTCTATGTCTAGTTCTACTTTATATTCTAGTGTGTCAGCAAAGTCCTGCAAGTAAGGAAGTAATCCTACATATAGCTCTTGCCTATACATATTAAACAAACGTGCTTTACCATCCCACATACGATTTTTGTATAGTGGCATGAATCTTGCACCCGGTACTTCAAAAGTAAAGAAATCATTGAGCTCTTGTGATATACCTGGCTCTGTTTCTATCTTTAGATGTACTTCATTTTTCTTACTTACTTTTATCACATCAAACCATTAGTAAACTTTGTCCATTCAACCGCATTTTTTATATCCCATGTTCTACTATTTAGTGACCTCATAATAGTCTCACATTGATATAGACAAGCCTTTACATACTCTACTTTATCGACAATTTTTATGACATCTTCGTCACTGTCTAAAAATTCTTGCATTTCATTTTTTAATGGTTGATTACCTAAGTATTGATCCCAACCCAATTTGTCAAGTTCTTCCTTAGACAGCTCACCTCTGAAGTAACGATGTTTTATTCTACGCAAAGTCAACATCTGAGATTCATATTTTCTCAGTTGTAATTTAAATGTTGTTAAATAATTTAAATATTTTGCGTGTAATTCAGGAGTTTTAGTAGATTCACTACCTAAATTCAACTCATCTATTTTACAGTCAGACTTCCACTCTTCCTGTAATTCGTTTAACGTAATCATAATGTAACCTCATAATATATACCTATATTTATATAGTTGCAATCTCGTATTGTCTGTATCTAAAAGAGGCAATACCTTGAAAATACTCAGTGCTGCCAGAGCTAATATCAAAATCTAACCCACCCAATGCTGTAGGATAAGCATCAATAAATTTAATTTCTATGTTAGGATTGTTGTTTGAATCTAAAGCAAATAGTGATGCGTCACTAAACAACGCTTTGTCAACTAGTTTACTAGACTTGGTTCCAGGGAATCTATATGATTGATTAGAAACAAAATCAGTAAATTGTTTTGTAGATTCTGGATTACCCAATCCGACTAACCAGTTATAAAGTTCCTTATAATTTTGCATACCTTCTTGTATCAGAAATCTAATATTGAGTGTGCCAAAGGTAACTTTTTCTCCAGGCACAAAGTAATCTACTAGTGGGGTTGCCACAGTAGCTTCGCCTAAAGTTATATCTGGTATGTTTGCTGATTGACAGAAAAATGAGACGTTGGGAAGGTTGTGTACTTGAAATTTAAAGCCGTTCGGTTTTAGATAATCTAGTTCACTAGGATTCCCAGCGTCCCATGTTGCTTCTGTTATACTTGCGGTTGGGGTATAAGCCAT